TTGTCCAGGAGGAGTTAATTGTTTACCATGTACACAAACCATGTTTGTTTACTCCTATGCGGTAATTGCCACATACACACTATCAGTCAAACTGCCCGTAACACTATCCCAATAAGCAACATTTACATTTGCATTATCGCCATCGACCAATGCTGATCCTGCGGTTACCAATCCTGTAGCTGAACCAACAGTAATACATGCACATCCTGAACTAATAGAATAAATACAATCGCTAGTAATTGAAGTTGTTCCATATAATACGCCGCGATAACCTAAAACTGAAATTTGTTGCGTCGCCGATCCTGATGCTTCAGAAAATGACATAGGCGAAGGAGTCGCAGCTATAAAACTATAAGGCGTAGTTGTTGAATCAACATTGATATAAGTAGCCGTATAATAATAGTCACCATTTGAACAATCAGTTGCATCGTTTAGTAAAGCTGTTCCTGTTAATGTCTGACTACTAACTTCATTGCCTGTCATAGACAAACTATAGTTACCATCAACCTTAAAACTTGGAACAACAACTTGAAAATATTGTACAACGTTAGTATGGTCTTTATCATATACCTCTGCGGTCATAACCAGTTCAACGGTAGTAGGTTGAGTGGATCCTTCAACAGTAATTCTGTCGGAAGAAGTCAAATAATCGTAAATTGCTACGCCTTTTCTGTTTAATCCTCCAGCAACAACAATATCACTTCCGCTAGGGGAAACTAAAATCGATGCATCATTATCATCAAAAATAAATGTAACATTACCCGTAGGAGTACCCGTAAGAAGTGTTCCAGATCCGCTTGAAAGAACTATGCAATCTGTTGCCACACAGGAATAATTATCTGTTCCTACTGTTGCTCCTGATTGTAAAGCTAAAATGTAACTATTGAACGTTACCATTTCAATAGTAAATTCTACCGCTCTATCCGTAAAGTAACTATATAAAAGTTGATTTCCGATTCCACCCCGTGCGTCTGTTTTTGACATTGTTTGTGTCAATGACGTGGTAGTATTTGTTTTGCCATGCGCAATAGCTTGTCCTGTAGTAGCGTCTCGTAAAACAACGTCGGCTACTGATGCCTGAAACTTGTTTGCCATAAATTATCTCCTTTTCATTATGTAATTTTATTATTTTATTTAAAGTAAGATGTTTCTTCTCTAAATTCGTCGATATTCTTTAGTATTTCATCGTATCGGCCTCTTGTTTTAATATGCTTCATGTAATTTTGAAAATTGTATTTTTCTCCTACATGAGTTAATGGAATAGTTTGCATTCTATATGATTCAATAGTGCCTGCTGTGTCCATTAGATTTTTCATTTGAAATAATGTAATATTGCTTATTTCATCTAAAGACTTTTTGAATAGTGATGCAAATGTAAATACCTGATCTTTAAAATTAATTTGATCCATATTCCTCATTGCAAATTGTAAATCTTCTTCTAGGCTTTCTCTATACGCCTCCACGTATTCTGTACTAGATCCATTTTGCAAAAGTATTAGATCTCTGATGTTATCAAAATCAGCTTCTGTAAATATTTCTTCGTCTATAAAAAGACTCATAATTAAATTTTCTATAGATGCATCATTATCTCTGCTACTAAGCCCTATATCTTCTATATCCACTTTTGTTATATAAGACAAAAATTCTTTCAAGTCTTCTTCAAATGTTTTTCCTTTTCCGTCTCTATCTAATACTTGAGGAAGAACATATATAAGAAACTTAAGATAAGACATTTTATATATTACGGGATTTTCAAGAGAGAGTGCTATTTGTGGATAACCTAATAATTTATTAAATAATTTTATATATTTTTTATCCGATATTTTTAATGGATAAAATGATATATTTTTATATATTTGAGGTTCTCCCCAGATGTCATTATGTTCATTATAGAATTGTTCTACTTGTTTGTTCATGCTATGTTGTCCAATTGCAAAAAGTTATGGCGTTTCCTTTCCATGGGATGCCTCCAATAACACGCATTTTACATTTTGAAGAGGATTTGGCATTAAAATAAAGCCTACCTATGCCTCCAATTTCCTGGCCGTTAAAAACCTCAATTATTTGCTGTGTAATTGTATTTAAGCGTGTAGTATAATTATCCATGTGATTAATTTTGTAGTGACAATAACACTCAAATAACATAACGACATTCCCAATTACATGATTTGTAGGATGCAATTCCGCCGGGGTAATACGTAAGATACACATTTCTTCTGTTAAAGCTGTGTCAGCACCTACATCCATGAATACCCTGAAATCTGTTTGATTTGCTTGTCCTGCATAAATAAGGGCAGATTTTTCTGTGCGAGTTAAATCAGACTGGCTCCAAGCATCAGATGTATTATATTTTAAAAGTTTCCAAATCATTTCATTGTTATCCAACATATAAGAAATACAATTATATGACAAAAGAGGTAATTGCTCATACTTATTATAAACATTTTATATTACTACCATGCCCCTCTTAAGTTTATTTCTATATCTGTATTATATGACCCACTAGTTGCAGAAATTATTAATGGCGAAGCAAGATACATATCTATGTTCCGTACAGAAAAATTGTTATCGTCAATAATCGTTAGTATATAATTTGACGCTGGCACGTTGGAATTTGCAATAGCAAATGTATATTTTTCTGCTTGTACATTTCCTCCAATATATCCCACCACGGAAAATTCTGTGGTTGTCCCTTCTAACACAGTGGTATTCGCAGGAGAAACCCTAATTTCATATGGTGCCACCGAGCTTCCCGTTACAACGACAGGACAGATAGCTGAAGCCGAAATATTATTTTCAACATAAACTGAAATATCTACATCACCATCACTTATCAAAACTACACCACCCGACCCAGAGACAGTAGCAATTGCATCATTGCTACTAACATATAAAAGATCTTTAGTCGTTGACACATCATTAATTTCAAGATTAGCAGAAATTTGGAATGTGTTACCAACAATACCTTCAATTGATGAAGGGGTCAGTGTTAATTCATAATCATTTTTATAAGCATCTGCAATTCCTAAAGAAATATTGTCTGTATTTTCGTTAACATAATCAGCACCCATTTCTAACATTAAGAGTTTGCTACTATCATTATCGGTTGTTTCAATGTTCAGAAAATTCTGCACACCGTTTCCGAAAATTTTAAAAGCCTTCCATAAAGTGCTATTCCCGAACAAAAATCTTTGTCCAGGTTCTATTGTTTTTGTATCATCATTTAATTGCGTGTAAACTATAATAAATCCTTCTGGAGTAACTGGTTTTGTTGCTCCTACTGAATCAGAAGGTCTTTTAATAGAATAATCAATAATGCAATGAGAAGATAAACTATTCCCGTCAGTATCTGTCCATCGAAGAACATTATTACATCTTCTAACAGTAATTGAAGATGCAAAGTTTTTCTTAATTTCACTATTTACACATATAAAATAATTGCCATCAAAATTATATTTATAACCAATATTCGTGTCGTGCGATAAATCTTGGAAAATAATCTTTTTCCAGTCATCTCCTCGATTACGCCCCGTTTCACTATTAATTGCGCTATTTATTCTTACATCTACATCTATATATGAGCCTGAAGCAAAAGGTAGTTCCTCTGTGATTGTATAAATATCGGCTGCTACTGAAAATTCGGCGTCAACATTTGCTTGAAAATCAGCTAAAAAAGACTCTTTGGGAGTTTGAAAAGTTGTGGATTCAGCCACAGTAAAATATTTATACGCCATTTTTTATCCTCCATCTATCTAGTCTCAGCTATAAAAAATTTGGTTACGCCACGACTCCCAATCATTTTTTTTATATTCATAATCAATTAATCTTTGATTTATTTCTTCACATTTCATAATGTAATAATCTTGTTTCGCTTTTAAATTATTTGCAGCAGAATGTCGCTTTAAATCACGATCCTGAAGGATATTTTTCATAGAAAGTAAATTTTGTATATCTTTGGCAAGATAATACTTCACCATCATAGAAGCCAGCATAAATTTATTTTTTGAAGTAAGAGTTTCATCAAAACTTCCTTCAATAGCACTTCCAGCAGTAGTATAAGAAAGATCTTGATCGCAAATATCAAACTCCACAATGCTGTTCAATAACCATGGTTCTAAAAAAATGTCTAATGCGAGAGACCCTGATGTTTGATATATATTCGTAAGCATATAATCATTTACATTCGTAAGAAAATAGTCGAAAATTTCTGAAGAAAGTGTACCCATTCAACCTCCTTGTATGAAAAATTCCCGTAAAGGGAATATGTTTTTATAAAAATAAACTGCAAATTAATTAAATAGGTCGGGATTCGAACCCGATTAGCATATCTTTGTTTTACTTTCGCTACATCAGGGCTTATTTCTGATACCTATATGCGAGTTAGCCCCGTATGTTCCCACCCATACAGCCTATTTAGTATTAAAAACCTAATAAAATGATTGTTTTATTTGGTTTTATTTTCTTTTTCCATCATATCTCGATATACTTTAGTTTCTTCTGCATCGTCAGCAATAGGAATTCTCGAAATTCTTGTCATTTGATCAATAAGATTTAAGTCTAATTTTTCTCCATTAGAAATTCTTTCAATAAGCATTCTCGCAATAAAACGCTGTTGAGTTTTATTTGTAGACTTAAAAAGATCAATGCATTCTTGCGAATCGCATAAGAGCACTCTCTTCATTTGATCTAAACTAAGAATTT